GTCTTTTACAGTCAAATCATAAAATCGACCTTCTTTGAAAATACTGCTTCCGCTTGAAGTATAAGTTGTTGTAAAACTCAAAATATCTCTGCTTGTTGACGCGGTTGTGCTAAACGTAAAATCTTTATTCAACTGTTCGTCTCTAATCACAATATTCACGTTTGAAACATAATTTCTTGGTATGACTTGAAATGTTTGAGAACTTGCTAAAGTTATAATCTTCATAATAATATATCGTAAAAATACTTTCTTTTTGCACAAAAAAAAACCACTCTAATGAGTGGCTTTAAATTAATTAGAATCTACTTTATATTTTCAACTTGTTTCAGCATTTCTTAAGTCACTGAAATGTGTTGTTAAATAATAGTCGAAATTTTGCCAAATCAACCCGCGTTGGATTTTAAAGGCATTTTCGTAACCTTTTCGATAGTATCTAATAGCTCTTTGGAAATATACACCTTTAACAGTGTCATACAATTTTCTAAATGATTTCAGTTCAGTAATCTTGATGTGTGAACTCATTTGAGCTTGATGAAGAAGTTTATGGTTTTCTTTTCTCCAATCTTCTATGGTCTTATGTAATTCTATTTTATCTTGATTTATAGAAACATAAAGAGCAGTGTCAAAAAAATCTTCTACAACTACTTCTTTTAGAATGACATCCTTAGCTCGTAATACAAACTTACTTTTATCTTCAATTTGTTTATACACATCTGCACTTGTGTATAAATTGACCTTGTAACCTTTTTGGGTTTTTTTAAGCAATTCCATTTTAGTGATTGCGTGAAATGTTCTTATTTTATTTACTGGAACAGACAACTCCATATTGGATGGTAGTTCAATTGAGCTTCCAACTAATTCAGAGACATAGTCTTTTTTCAAGGTTTCAATTTGATTTTTATATTGTTTTTCTAAATCATAAAAAATATCCCTTGTTTGATTTACAAATTTGTTTGCGTTCTTTTTTGCAATTGACAACCAGTTTTCTTCTTCTAAGATTTCTTGAATATCATTCACGAGTTTGACCTTTGTATCTGCAAAATAATTTTGCATTTCAAGAGTTTTTGCAACTTTAAGTCTGTAATCTTCGTTGTAAGCACCATAACTGAAACCTTCTTCTTCTTCTCTGTCAATTTCTTGTTGAGTGAACATTGTTCCTGCTGATGCTCTTGTGATAAAATCACAAGGTGTTATGAGTTTTAAATTGACAACTAATTTTTTCTTAGCGAAATTTTGTTTAATTGAAATGATGAATTTTCTATCAGTTTGAAGTTTCGTATCAGTGTTAAACGCTTCAAAGTTGTCATTTAAATCTCTGCCAAGCCAAATGTTTTGGCTGATAACTTCGTGATAAAAAGCTCTTGCACAATTTAAATCAACATAGTGTTCTTGCGTGTCAATAAAAATGTTGCAAGTGTTTTGAATCTTTTCGTCAAGAAGATTCCAAATCTCTCTGACTAAGTTACAATGGTAACTTGTTGAAGCGTCTATCAACTTTTCTTCAGCTTGTAAATATTCTTTTTTTCGTAAATCTTCCGAAAGTGAAATTTTGTCGTTTAGTTTTTCGATGTTTTTAATAAGTGTTTTCATAATATTAATTTTAAATTTAGACCAAGATAAATAAAAGATTTGTTATACACAAATGTCAATAAAAAACCCCATCAAAAAGACAGGGTTATAAATTCCAGTTTGGATTTTTTTTATTCGCGATTCAGAAAATCATCAACCAAATCTTGTGGTGTTAAATTCGGACGATTAACTATTTCAAGAAATTGTTCAGCGTCTTTTTTTAACCATTCTAATTTGTGTTCCAATGGCATTCTGGTAATTTTTGCTTGCGTGTAATTTCGGCAACCAAAATGAAAAAAAATGTCACTTGTTTCACGTGGAACAATACCGATTCTTTTTTTGTATTTCATAATATAAATTTTAAAGTTTCGACTAATTTAAGGAAAAATTTTTTATTAAAAATTGTCAAAAACTCTACGAAGGAATTTTTGTTTTAATGGCACTTCTCGAAATTTTGATATGTATATATTACAGACAAGAGAAAGTGTCTTAGAAGTGATTTAAATGGCCTTAGAATTGATTTTAAAGTTTTTGTCAAAGTAATAGTTTTTTGCTTGTTTTTTTACATTCCAAGACAAAAAAAAACCACCAAATTTGGTGGTGTTTCTTGTTGATAAGTAAAGACTTTTAACGCCAAAGTTTATATTCATTTGGCACGTCTTTGACATAATTTTTTGACCTGTAAAATCTAAATTCCATATAATCATCGTAACCACCAACATTACTATCTAAGTAAAAGTATATCTTTCTTAAAGTTCTCCAAGTTTGGTTTACGCCTAAAGTGAAAGCTCTATCACCTTCCTTATCACCTTCAACTCTCCATATCCACATTTCAAACCAATCAGAAAGTTCTTGATAAATAATTTCTAACAATTCGTTGCCATATTTTGAAAAGCTCGTTACTTTATTTTCTAAGTTTTGATAAAAAGGTTCGGGTAATCTTTCTTGTGTGATGTCTGCTATAAATGCTAAATCATCTTCTAATTCTGTTTTAGTAAATCTCATTGTATTACATTTTTATACATTCAGGAAATTTTGCTATCGCTTCTTTCCAAGTTATACTGTAAGCTACCACTTCTTCAAAATTTCGAACAATACCATTATCCCAATAATGCTTTTGGGTTTTAAGGTCTTTTATTACATTTTTTTTCATAATATTAATTTTAAGTTTATATACAAAGATACGAAAAATTGAACTAATCGTTTTTTTAAGTCATTTCGTATTTATAAACATTTTTGTATATTTGCTTAAATTTTAAAATTAATATTATGAGTAAAACAAACAACAAAATAGAAATTTTCTTAAATCTGGACGATATAAATAATCCCGTGTTAGAAGTTACTGAAAACAAAAAAGTAACTAAAATAAACGTTAGAGATAAGCAAGATAACTATAAAGAAGATAACTAATAAATAGTTATATTCAAACTAAGACCACCTATCAAGGTGGTTTTTTTTTGCTTTTAATTTCCAGCTATACAAAAAAAAAGGGGGTAGAAATACCCCCTAAATTGATAACCCACTAAACTCTAATTAACATCTATTTGCGTTCCTTGTGATTCTGCTTCATACGCGGCAGTTGTTATAAAATCTGGTGCTTCTGTTTCTTGGGAAACAAAAGTCAATGAGTAACCAAATAAGTCACCCATAGCCGCCCCATTTGAAAAATTACCAGTCGTAAGCTCTGAACCGTGAACTTTACCCATCAATCTGAAATTACCGTTATAATCTTCTACAATGATATGTGGTCTTGATACTGCAAGCAATTTAATTTCTGCTTGTGTTTTTTCTTCTTGAAATATAAGATTCAAAACTAGTGTTGACTCGTAGAATGTAGTACCGTTTTCTCTTGATGAAGTGACTACCGTATCAAAGGTTGAGTTTCCTTTAATATCAAATTTCATAAATGTCGGTGTTCCACCAAAATCAGTAATCATATTGTTTGCGACCGTGATAGCTCCTAAAGTGCCATAATCTACAAACGTTACTGATTTCAATCCGCCGACTCCCGTTTTACACGGTAATTCTCGTCCCGAAGTTAATAAACACGCCATATTTTAAATTTTTTAAAATGGGGGTTATTACACCCCCGTGATACAATTATGAAGAGTAAAGTACAATGTCAGAACCAATTCCGTGTTGTACTCCTGCACTTCCCCTTAAAACAACTCTTACGTTTTGACTTCCATCTATGTCAGCCATATCAATCAACTTCACGGTCTGCCAATCGTTCAAAAGCCCCGTGCCAAAAAATAAATTGCTAGCTTCTGCCGCCACTAATGTGTCAGCCGCAAGGCCAGGCGCAACAAATAAATTGATACCTTGAAAATTCAACTCTGTTTTTCCAACGTTAAAAAGTTCTCTATAACCAAGAGCCGCTTGAGCTTGAATATAAAATTTAGCCGCGCTTGTTGGTAAATAAATTTGAACATCTTCTTTTGAATAAACTGAAGAAGGAATTGCGTCAACTACTTTTCCAAGTTCAGCAACAATGTTGCTTGCGCTCAAAGTTGTTCCAGAAACATCTACTACGTCGCTATCAGCTAGTAATAAAGTTTTAAATCCATCAAACTCTCCGTTGGTTGATGTTGAACCGTTCCAAATATTTTGTTCAACCTTTTCTGCAACCTTTGCCGATACTTGTCCAATTAAGAAATCAGAAAATGACGGCGGTAGATTGTCATATTGACTGAAGCCCATTGAAATCGCATCCCAATCTTGTCTGAAGTCTTTTTTACAAAGCTGAAGGTTTACTTGAAACTCTTCTGGTTGTAAAATTCTTTCAGTCAAAGTAACGTTCGAAGTCGGGTCGAAATCACAAGAAGCGTCCTTTAAAATACTATCTAAAGCCAGTTTCTTAATTACTTCTTTGAATTTAATATTTGGTTTTACAGTCACACCGCCCTCTGACAGTGTTTTGCCACTAAGAAGTGCCGCCGCGATATATTGACCAGCGAACTCTCCTGCGTATGTTGTTGTTATTGATGTTGTTGTTGCCATATCTTTAAATTATTTTTTTTTAATTATTAACCTGTCGCTGTTATACCACCAGAGTTTAAAGCATTACCAAAGACAAAGTATTTACTACCATCAGACCAAATGTCAACGTAGTCTCCTAAATTGTCGGCTGTATGCACAAAATTCAACTGGTCTGCGGCATCTACATCTACAACTGCACCTGCCACAATTATTGAACCTTCCATAACGTCAGAAGTTCCACCAGCTATTACAGTATTAGCCGATGTTAAACCGCCTGTTGTTACAAATCTTACAATAAAACCTTCGGAAACTGCTGGAAGTGTAACTGTTCCACCCGTTCCGCTTACTTTAAATACTTTTCCGCTATCAGCAAGAGTAAGCGAGCTTCCAACCGTGATTGCTTCGTATTTGTCAAATATTCTTTTAACGTCATTATTGACGTGAGTTAATACTGCCATAATTATTTTTTAATTTTTAAAATGTTATTCATTACTCTATCAAGAGTTCCTTGTCTCCTATTTTGAGCAAACTGAAATTTAATTTTTTCTTCAATTTCTGGATTGTGCTTGATAGGTTCAACTGCTGGTTTTGATAGTTCTTCTTTTTCTAAAATTTCAGTAACAGCAAGACCAACTTGGGATGACATTTCTTCTTTTTCTTTATCTTCCTTTTCGTCTTTATGCTCCATCATTTTTTTGATTTCGTCTTTTAGATGAGACGCTAAATTTTCCATTTCTTTTCGAAGTTCATCTTTTGTGACGTATTGCATTTTCTCGTCCTTTTTTTCTTCGTGTTCTTCTGCTTTAATATCTTCAATCATACCTTCCTCTTTTATTGATAAAACTCTACCATCTTCTAGTTCATACTCGCCAATAGGCAAAGCGACTCTTTCATCATCAGTGACGATAAAAACTTCGTTCCCTTTTTCAAAGCTGTCAGATTCAAGTATAGTTCCGTTTTCTAATTTAAGTTGAGCTAGTTCAATGTCTGAAAGTTCGACTCCTAGCAATGATTTAATGTTGTTTAACAATTCTGTTGCTTTCATAATTATCTATCGTTTTTAAAAATTAATTTTGCATTTTACCCCGTTCTATTTACTCCATTTATTGTTGCATTACTTCCACCTTTTAGTGAACCTATACCTTGAGCAATTAGTTCTCCAGTACAACACTCAATTCTATAATCTAAAGTGTCTCTGCATAAACACGCTCTACGACTTCCAGTCGGACTTGTAAAACTTGGTAATACCTTCTTCATTTACCTTGTCCTTTATATTTTTTTTTGTAATTTTTACTTTGCTTTAGACTGCTCATTTTAGTTTTTGCGTGTACTCCTTTGCGTTTTACTTTTTGTTTTTTTGTGTAATTGATTAAGATTTTTCGTGCCAATTTTAACTTTCTTTATTGTAATCAAAGTTTTGTCCAGCAATAGCTAATTTTTCAATCACTTGGGATTGATAATCTCTAAGCATTTTTTCAACTTTCTCTTTTTCTAAAGTTAAATTTTGAAGTTGTTGCTCATAATTTTCCACTTTAGATTTTAGATTTTCAACTTCCGACGGGTCTTTACCAACAAAAGTTGTAATCACTAAAGTAAGAGAACCAACCAACATACCAACAATGACTTTAAAAATATCATTATTTGTGTCTGGTATTTCAAAAAAAGCTAAAAAAAGAAGAAGCCCCATCACAAGAACAAATACTGTTGCGCTTCCCAAATATCCCCTTAATTCTTTGTTGTGTAAAATTTTCATATTAGTTAAAATTTATATTAATATATACTTGATTATTTTTTCGTGCTTTTTGGATGTTTGCTTGGAAGTAAATCATTGTCCGTTACATATTTTGGATTTTGTGGTCGACCATTT